GCTCCGAGCCGGCGCACGAGGCATCCAGCGCATAGCCCTTGCGGTCCTTCATCAGGACAAGGTCGTGCGTGTTGCCGATCATGTCGTCAAGCGCCTGGATCGTGCCCACATCCTGGGACAGCTGGGTCCAGATCTGCATCCAGTCGCCGTACTGGCGGTCGATGCGCTGGCCGCCAATCTCGAGCTCCACCGTCTTGACGAGGCGGTGGCCGATGTAGTTGAGCCAGCGGAAGCGGTTGAGCTGGCTGACCGAGTTAAAGTCCACCGCCGGGAGAACCACCTGGAGGTACGTGCGGTACATCAGGTCGGCGTTACGGTTGATGACGGCCGTCACGCGCTTGTTGAAGTCGGCCTGGCCGTTGAACGTCACCTCAATGGACTCCATCGCGAAGTTGGTATGACGCTTGTACAGGACCTTCCAGAACGTGATCTGGGGGGAGCCCGAGATGTAGATATCCTGCGCACCATAGCTGACGAGCTGAAGAAGACCACCACCCATATCGTTTGTTTGATAGAGCGCAATATTATTTTTATCGGCTAGGGCGACGCGGCTGTCCTCAACTTGTAGAATGCAGCCAGGTATGTCTGGTACTTTGGAGGGAGATACGGATTGTCTTCAATGGCGACCTTGAGATTGTGATACGCTATTCCCAGCCCCTCGCGCCCATATAAATTCATCGAACTGTCTAGCTTTGTTTGAATGTAGTTGAGGTCAGTATACTCGGCGGTATTCAGTTCTTGGTGAGAAAATTCGAGGATCTTGTTTTGAATGAAACTGGCATCTCCAAAGTACGACAGGTGCCAGCCGGCTTGGTGGGCGACCGGATACGGAGTGTCGCGCATAGCCTGGCAGGACCCAGAGTAATTGCGATAGGCAAAAATCCGAGCAAGCGTCCATTCCACTGGGCTCCGCGTATTAAGATTGTAACAGTGATACACTTGTCCCATTGCATAGCATGTAATCTGAACTTGATCGGAACGAACCTTTTTGAGAAGATCGGGATCTGGAATTTCGTCCAAATCTGAAACCATAACTACATCCTGTGGCCCTAGGTTGAGACGTTCAAATCCCCGGGCGATACAGTTGCGCTGGTAGTATTCGTTCTCCCATTGCTGATTTTTAGAATAGTCGATTGCAGGAGCTACGTAAAGAAAGTCATCAACGACTATATGAATAATCTTGTGAGCCCACTTTGCATACCGACCCTTGTTGTCTTCAAAGAACAGCGGCTTCTTATTCCCTGCAAATGTGTGGGTAGACTCAACGAGAATGAATGTGTCAACAACATCGTCGAGAATAGAAAGTCTATACTCGAGCATATTGAGTTCATTGTAAAAAATAAAGCCATCTATGATCTTCATTTTAGTTGTATATAAGCAGTTTATCTAAGGGGGTCTCAACGCCTATGTCTTTGAACTGCGAGGAAGGCTTGCTCGCTTCTTGGCTACGAGGTCCCTGAGGATCCGTACAAGCCGGAATATGAACTCGGGGAACCTCTGGTTATTCGGAGGCTGTGCACTGTCTATGTAATTCCAAGCAAGTTGGAATTCCTCATTCTCCTTGAATTCTATGAGCAGCGGGGTTTCTCCTATGTTGTTCCGTCCGCGCAGTGCTGCAAAAATGTCTTCCCATAATCCCTTTGAATATTTTGGTTCTTGGTCTTCGGGGAGCTGGGCTTCCTCTCGCGCAATCATTTCGTCTTTTGCTTTTCTGGTGTACCTGTAGTCCGGACTGAGGATCTCATCTAACCTATCAAGCTGGTCTTCCACACCCGCACCTCCACGGCGACGGCGGCGACGGCGAGTGCCTGCCGTGCGCATCGGGGGCGTCACGGGAGAGGAAGGCGTGCTCGGGATTAGTCGTCCAAACACATCGCGTTCGGGCAGAGCTTGTGTGGAACGTAGCTTTTCCGAAGCCTTTTTAAGAACACTGGCATCTGTGCCCGGAGGAAGATCGCCACCTCTCTCCACCCGAGCCTTGCGTCTTGACTGCCGACGTCTCCGCGTAGTGTGATGCATTATCTTGTAGGCAGATTTTACACGTCGCCAAAGGATCCTTGTACCCCTTACGCCTTGCTGAGCAGGTGCGCCTTCTTCGCGCGGGCACGCAGCGTCGCCTTGCGCCCCGAGCTCTTAAGACCGTGGCTCTTGAGAACGCGCTTAAGGGCCTTCGCGGTCGGGCCACGACGGCGGCGGCCACCTCCCATATCATCACCGAGTGCGGGCTTAACTTCGTTTCCGGCGGGGGTCATTTTGTTTTAATGTAGAGACAAACTTTCAGGCTGAACGCAGAAAACTAAAAAAATGGAGCCCCTTGCCGTCGGTTGTATTGTTGGGTTTCTCATTGTTGTCGGAGGCTTCGCGTATGCATGCATTAAGGCGAGGCGTCAGACGGGTAAGTTGGCCAAGTCGTCCTCAAATCAGAGTTTGGCAGAGATGGTTCCTGAGGACCCTACTCAAGGATCAGCTTTGGCGTAATGTGCATGGCCTCCAACTCTTGCATCCAGAGCTTCATGGCATACGGAATGGTCTTCATGACAAAGTCCGTCTTGTTGCCACAGGCACCGCACGAGTAGATGCCCTCCACTGGATTGACCACGGCCAGCGTGCCGCATGACTTGCAGAGCCCCGTCTTAAAGGGGTCGGACACATCCATCAGACGCTCCTTGGTAAACACCGAGATGCCGTGTGACAGCATACAATCGCGCTCCATCTCACCCACACGCAGACCGCCATCACGAGAACGGCCCTCGCACGGCTGGCGAGTGAGACTCACAATCGGACCGCGGGCACGCGAGTTTCCAGTCCACACTGGCTTCCCGTTGCGCCGGACATAGAACACGTGCCCCGGAACCTCTAAGCAGTAGACCTTACCATCGAAAGGAACCATCCGCTCACTTTGCCCGTGCTGTGTCTTATGGTGACCGTGGTTCATCGCAGGCCGATTCTTTGCCCGAATGAATGCAAGTAGCCACAAGTCTTGCGTCGTTACACCCGAGTGATTTCCGATCGTGTAGGGGCTACCGGCTGCAGTATGAAGGCGCTTATTTGCAGACCATCCTGCGTGAAGTGCAAGGCGCTGAATATCATCTGCAAGCTTTGTGGATGCCGTAGAGTACAATAGAGATCCAGATCCCCCAGTGTGTCCATCACTAAGAAGTAGTCCGCTGATAAGTGTCAGAGACTGTTCCTTACTCAGCTCCCATACCCACTCGGGTAGCCGCTTATTCGTTGCACCAACACTCAGAGGACGCATATAGTTACGAAGATTCCTGTCCGAAACGTCCAGCTTGCACGAGTCTGGGTAGTAGTGATAGGCGAGATTGAGGCGGGGCAGACATGCCTCCAGAGCCGCCTTAACACGAGGCTTATTTGCCGCAACTGTCACGCGACTGTCCGTACACCACCCGTCGCCAATCCAGACACCGAAGAATGTTAGCCAAGCATCCATATCAACCGGGCCAACACCCGGGAGTACAAATTGGTACGCCGGAACCGTCCACTCACCGTCCTTCTGATATTTGACGTGCTTTCCCACAATATCCCCAGCCTCGTGGAATCCATACCTCCACTCTTGCTTTCGAGTGTATGACTTAGCAACCCACATCTGATGATTTGGGGTCACCTTTAGGCTGATCTGATCTGCCTCCACTTCATACATCTCGCCCTGATGATCGTACTCAAATGTCTGAAGGGGGTGCTCGTAGATAACACGCCCATTCTGAAGCGTGGCTACCTTGTCCTCCAATGTAACCTCGTTAATAGGCTTCCAACCCGCCACTGTCAATACATCGTGATCATCAGTCATACAATGCTTCTTATCAATCACCATGTGCTTCAGACGCTGGTAGAAGGTCGGTCCCATGAAGATCTCGGCCTGCATCATCTCGCCCGTCTGGCCGTTATACAGGATCTCATTTCCATAGGGATGCATACCCATATCCACCATGTGCTTCTTCAGGTCCTCCACCTTGAGGTGAGAGTACGGCGTGCCATCACCCAGCGTCCCCTTGCGAACACCGATCTTGCCAAAGATGTTCTCCATCAGCTGAGCAATCGTCATGCGGGACGGAACCGCGTGAGGGTTCATGATGATATCCGGACGCAGACCGGTAGAGGTGAAGGGCATATCCTCCTCCTCCATCATCATGCCGATGGTTCCCTTCTGACCGTGACGAGACGACACCTTATCGCCAATCTGCGGAATACGCTCCGACACGGTGCGGACCTTGATGAATGGGTAGCCATCCGAGTTCTTGTCCTGCCACACTCCGTCAATGCGGCACTGCTCAGAATTCTTGTGTGTCGTAGAGGCATCGCGAAAGGCGTATCCAGCTGCGTCGTTGCGCAGATTCACAACCTTGCCAATGATGACATCGTTCTCATTGATCACCGAGTTGATGATCGGCAGGCCATTGTCGGACACAGCGGCATAGGATGTGTTCTTGTACTTGCGCGTATTATGCTTCTGCGGCTTCATGAACTTCTCCTCTCGACCCGAGGTCACGTTCCGGTGCTCCTCATCCTTGTACATACCATAGTACAGCCCCCGGAAGAAGCCGCGCGCCACTGCCGACTTGTTCATGATCACCGAATCCTCCTGATTGTAACCACCATAACAGGCAATCGCCACAATTGCATTCATTCCAAAGGGCATCTCGTGCATCTTCAGAATGTTCATGGCCCGCGTCTCCACAATCGGACGAGCAATGGAGCACAGTACATAGGCATTCTTGTCAAGGCGCTTGGCAAAGTTCCCAGCATAGACGCACATAGCCTGCTTACCCATGGCCGACTGATAGGTATTACGAGGCGACTGGTTATGGTCGGACAGAGGAATGGTGGATGCCATGTGCCCCACAATCAGAGAGGGATGGATCTCGTAATGCGTGTGCGACGACGTCATTTCGCTGCGGCTCATGGCAATGCGCAGGGTCTCCGTCTCAGACGAATCAATATAGTCAATACTGGACTTGCACCACTCGTTCCAACTAGTCGTCTCCTCCGGAGGGGACATTCCTGCCCTGAACACTGGCCGGACGCAGCGACCGCCATCCGTCTCCACTGAGACGCCATTCATCAGGGTATACCAGGCCACCGAGATGTGAG